CTGCATCCAGCACACCGCCAGCAACACATTTTTCGGGTTCTTCTGTAATGCAGCTTTAGTGCGCGCAATCAGGTCCTGATATAACGGTTTACCCACACCCCAGCGTGCCGAATCCTGGCTGGCCCCCGTGTCCGCACTGAATGTCCCCTCCGCGCCCTGGGTGAATGCCGAACCACCACGACAGCATGGTGCCAGCAGGATCCCCGCGTTATTCGGGATATACGGAAGCAGTTTTTTGGCAATATGTAAGCCCTGGCCGACACAGCCGTACTGCCCTTTGCTCAGGTCTGCCTTCGGATGATTCAGCGTACTCATATCCTGCACATCATGCAGGCAGTGGTCGGCCGGAATAATATCGTTATATCTGCAGGCAGCCCCACCCGGCGTCACTGTACTGCGGCGCGCCAGCTGTTTAATGCGCGGATCCGGAGCATCGTATGAATCCGGCAGCGGAAGCCCTTCACCGTAAGCCATGGCATTGGACTGCCCGGCCAGTACGATGACGTAGTACCAATCCGGCTCAGTTGCACCACTGACCACCACATCACCTTCTGCTGTAATCGCCTGCATCAGGGTATAAGGGGTTATGGCCACCGGACTACCAAACGGCTGCCAGCCCTCTTTCAGTTTGTGTGTCAGCTTTTCCGCAAGGTCTGACGGCGACGCCGCCCTGACAACATCATAATGTTTAAATGTCATTATTCCTCCCGGCCGGGATAGTGTATTAAATCAGATATGGAGTGGGCTGTAGTCCGGAAGCCTGAATGACACACGGGGACTACAGCCCAAGAAATGAAGAAGGCCACGCAGTTGCGCAGCCTGATAAACCCTGGTTAAAATCCACACGATAACAACACAACAATATCAGTATCTCATGCTATTGCCCGAACCCATTCGGGCATTTTTTACCCATAAAAAATGCCCCTCCGGAGAGGGGCATTTTTGCATGCACATTCTTTTTCTTGCATGGTGCCGGGTGCCTCCCGGTGAATTCAGTATCAGCACCTGAATCCGCGATTATCACATATACCTACTTGCTGATTGCCCCTCCGCACAGGGGGATTCACCATGCAGTAGTATTTTTAATAAACAGCAAATAAAAAAATCAAGCATTATGCAGGCTGTTTCTTTTTATCACCGGCTACAGCAATACCACAATGCCGCAGACCAGCACCCCATCCGCCAGCACCGACATGATTCTGCTGGTGAAATCCACCATCACCACCAGAAACAGCAGGAGTGCAGCCACAGCCAGGCGCAGTTTTACCGTCACAGGTGATTCTCCAGACGAAGACCCAGAACACCGGCAATCTCTTCCAGCACCTTGCGCTCTTCCGGCTCAATTTCGCCGTCTGCCTCCGCAATGGCCACCGCCACATCCAGCACATCTTCCGCTTCACGCGTATCGTGTTTCACATCCTCGATCTCACGTAACGCCGCACGACGACCAGTTTTAAAGTTCGTATCCAGCTGACCGATAATGGTTGCGCTAATCGCATTAATTTCTGACGTAAACGCGGACAGCGCAGGCTGATTACGCAGTACCTGTTCGATCTTCGCTTTCTAGGAAGCCTCACATTCACCATCTGCACAGGCCACCAGGTAGGCAGCATTAATAACCGCCTGTGCCAGATCGCGTTTCTCAAACTTTCCTTTTTCCGGTTAACGTGACACACCAATAACTCTTGTCGAAAAAGCCAGCAAGCTGAAAGACCGGTATTCACAACCACCAGCGCGTTTACTGTACTGGCGTGATTTCAGTCATAAAAAAACCCGCCTGGCGACGGGTGTAAAAAATCTTCTAACGTCAGGCATAAAACGCCCATCGTTAGGGCAAATTTACCACAGATTCGGGAAAAATCAACAAAGCTATCTGGTCACCTTTTTCAGTTGTTGTTCTGCCCATGCTTCTTCAATATCAAACTGCACCACCAGCGTATCGTAAAAACGTTTAACTGTTTTTTTCCATGTATCAAGAGATATGGCATCGGTTACATTACATATGGCATTAAATGCCTCCGTTGAAGGTAATCTTTCATAGCCACGACCACCACAACGCTGGCAGTCTCTGATAACAGGCATACCACGTTTTACCGACTCTTCACGATGAATGGCAACACCGCGCCCACGACAATCTTTACAGGCAGTGGATACCTCTCCCTTCCCTCCACACTCCGGACAGGCAACTTTTACCACCTCCCTGACTTTTTTCCATTCCTCCCAGTAAGACGGATACACGCCTTTTGTGCACTTTGCCCACACTGGCGGCTTACCATCCGGATACTGGATCTTGTTTGTAAAAACCTCGCTTTCAATAAATTTTTTTCCGTGACAACAGGGGCACTGTTTTTTGCTCGCCGCGCTACGGGCATAATCTTCAAACGCATACGAAGCCATAATACGCATCACTGCCGGTTTTATTTCTGCCGGGAGTTTTCTTAACGCCGCCACGCGATCACACCGACTGAGTGCATATTCTGTCAGCAATTCTGTTGCCCGCTCTCTGTCATTCATACTAATGCCCATTTTCCCAAGGAACGCAGAAGACCCCATCTCAGCCCAATTCTGTGTCATGCCCTGCGCGGCCATCACATCAGTGATACTCAGCGTATCTTTCGACGTTGAGGCCGATGCATCAGTCAGGCCGAGGGATTTTGGGGAGTAGTATTTCGGTAAATCTTCCAGTTTCATTTTTTGACCTGCCCTTCAAGCATTATGGGGTAAATCTTCACCCCCAGACGTCCACCAGATACTGGCTGACCACGAACGATATTGATTTCATCAAACTGCTCATCGTCCATTAACACTCCCGCATGCGTCAGCGCATCCAGCGGTGCTTTCAGGATATTGTCCAGGTCGCGACGACGCTTATCCGGTGGCTCTGCAATCACCTTTATCGCCAGCCTTCCGGACAGGATTAATTTCAGCCGCTGCTGGCGAACAATAAGCGCCACAGCCCGGCGATAACGCTTTCCCTCCTCCGAGATAAAATATGTGCTGCCACGACGTCGCCAGTAGGTGTTCACCGTTGGCGGGTAAGGTAAAACCAAATCTATGAGCATCAGTCACCTCTTTTACCCAAGCACGCCAGTTGCAAAGGCGTGATCAAGAAAACGAAAAATTAAATCAACCTGAGAGCCATGCTTTTCTTCGAACGCCAGCGGATCCGCATGAAGCTCGTTGTGATGCTCCCGACACAGCGGTAGCGTGAAAATATCGTGAGATTTTGTCCCCATTCCGCCCTGACCATGACCAATCAGGTGATGGGGATCGTCGGCTGGCTTACCACAACACGCACACGGCTGAGTCTTCACCCAGCGTGTGTATTTCTCGTTAACCCAGCGGCGACGTTTAGGTCGTTTCATGAAAGATTCCGGAGGCTCAGGATCAACGGCAATGCTGACCACCGTCTTTTCCTGTGGTGGGTTCTGTTGCTGGTGGGCGTGAGGCAGCGGCGCAAGATTTTTTGTGCGCTGCTTCAGTATGCTGGTGGCGGTCTGCTCTCCCGGTACGATGTCGCTTTCACGGTACATTGAGCGGATTTTTTCCGCACGCAACCCCAGCGAACGACGTAATACCGCTTCCGGTAGCGCGTCCGCCACCTGATTGCGGACCGCCCACCAGGATAATTCAGCCAGAGATAATTCACGCTCCTGCGTACCGCTTATTGCGTGACCGATGACGTCAATCATCCATGCTGACAGGTTTTGATGAGCAAGTTGCTCGAGTGATTCGGATGTCTGGTCACGCAGCTGGTTGTCGCAGTGCCAGCACAACACCATTGCGCCGGTACCATAACGGTGAATGACGGTTTCGCTGTGATGATAATCGCCGTGTGGCCACTGGCAGGATTTAATATGGCGCAACAGCCAGTCAGACAATGCACCAGCACCACCAGCAGCACGAATCACCCGTGCGTTACTGAAAAACGGCAGCAATGTTTTGTCTTCCACCAGCGGCTGGCGAACGGCAGGAACGACCCCGGACGGCAGATTACGCATGCTTTTCGGTTCCGGCTCCACCAATACCCGGGTATTGTGGAATACCGGCATGGATTCACGGCCCGGCTTAACGATCACCAGCCCGAGTTCCGGTACCAGAACAGGTCGAAGTAATACCCGCACGTTACCTCCAGATGCGTTGCTGGAATGTGCGGGACGGACGCGGTGGGCGTTCAGAGTAAGGAAGCCTGACGGAGATTATCCAGTGACGATAATCGAGGCTGAGGGCTTTCTTAATCTCGTATCCGTGTCTGCGGTAGCACTGAATTAGCCACTCGGCCTGTTCTTCAGTGCATGGGTCATGCTGGAACCAGTCAGATTTGAAAGTGCGGGAACGCCGCCCGTGCCTGCTGGCAAAGACGGCAAAATCATCAGAATTGTGTAATTTGGTATCGTGCGCCATCGGTTGTCTCTGCTGGCGCAGCAGGTGCCAGTTGTTCAGGCTGGCGTGCGAATTGTAAACCAGAATGCCAGGAAAAAACAAAACCCGCCGAAGCGGGTATGCTAAAACAAACTGAAAGTAATATACCGGACTTGTAAAGGAACGATAGAAGAATTATTGGATTAAACCCTGACTCAATCCAGATTTCATAGGCAACAACTACGGACTAATCATCACAGTCATGTTTGATAGGCTTAGTCCACATTGGGTGAGGGTTTACGGCGTTTTCACTAATAATTTATCGTCCAAGCTATACACTACTGCCCTGTTTTAACGAAGTTTTTAAAGGAAACAACTGCCTGATAGGGGTTTGGTTGACAGCCAAACATATTATCGCAAAAAGGCTTGATGAAAATTCTTGAGGATCCATCTTCATTTGGCATTTTACTCACTTGATAAGCGAGGAATGGACTATTTGGAGAGGGATTATAAGTGGAAATTAGCGTGTCTGTCGCCGTTTGAATTTTCCATGAGGAATTATTAGCCAACCAGAATTGCGCTCGTTTCCAATAAAAGTCACATTGCTTTTCATCATTACATGTTAGTGGCTTCATTGCTTCTGCTTTCAACGCTGGATCGACCTTTGCTGCACACCCTCCCAACATTACTGTTGCAATCATTACACCTGCGACTAAAACAAGTTTCTTCATCTCCCTGCCCCATCAATAAAAGTTCGGTTCTCTAATAACTAGAGTTAATCAACGGAAAAAACGCCGAAGCGGGTTAAGTGCGGGTGCGTTGAGGATGCCTGACACATCAGAGGTGGCGAGGGATTTCTCCCCCGCCAGGTCTCTTACTCCTCAGGTTCGTAAGCTGTGAAGACAGCGACCTCCGTCTGGCCGGTTCGGATTCGTACCTCGCAGAGGTCTTTCCTCGTTACCAGTGCCGTCACAATGACGGTTAAACAGATGACGATCAGGGCGATTAACATCGCCTTTTGCTGCTTCATAGCCTGCTTCTCCTTGCCTTTCGGCACGTAAGAGGCTAACCTAGATTTGCCGTTCATAGATTGAGCCTCAGATTAATGTTAAGCGTCTTGCAGGACGCGTAATGTTAACTGGGGCTTTTCTCTATCTGCCTTTGGTGTTCATGCCTGAGACAGATAGCCTCAAGCACCCGCAGCCATTCTACTTAACTCCCGTTACCTCGCCAATATGAAATCAGTCAGAAAGGCGATCCATAAGAACAACAGCAAGGCAATAAATTGCCATTACAGCAGCAATAGCCAGCGCACATTTGAGAACCAGCACCACAACCTCCTGTATTGGACGTACATCAGTCCTGATAAATATGAGGCTGTCTCGTCAGTGATTCAATACAACTATTGGGTATAGTTTCTGTGATTTTGTTCTGTAGAAATGGAACACAATAACCAGTCACCACCAGCACTTCTTTAAATACGCCAAGTCCGACGCAAGCTAACCTTCTAGCCCACTTTGAGCGAGAAGCAGACATTTACTTAACTGGATAGCAAGAGACTTCATATATCATGGTTGATCCCGGAGTTTTCAATAATGGAAAGACATTGCCCGTATGATCGGGCCGTAACCACATTAGAAGCAGGTGCCCTTTGTGAATTTTGATTGTGTCAACCTATCTGTTTTGAATTTTTTATAAAAAATATTCGCAAATTTGTGAATTATGAGAGACAAACGAGCATGGACAACCAATGTTACTTTCATACACAATGAAGCAACATGATAAAAGTACACTGACTTTAGCAAGTAAATTTAGGAGATTGCGATGTTTAGCTTAATCATGGCCGGAGAACCGGACGTTTTTGACCGCTGGCCGTGTATGGACCCAGGGCTTACAGAAGGCGAGGAAAGATTCTCGATGTCCCGCATGCTGGAAGGCACCCCAAGCGATATTTACAGTAAATTAACACCAATAAGACCCGATACCTTAAGAGAACTCGCCAAGCTACCAGTATTGTTCATGACCGAAACTTATACAAAAGATGATGAATATGATACAAACAAGTACATCAGGATCAGACTTGGGGAAATAAGAAATTTACGTAAAGATGGTGGCGATATTTTATTTTCTTTCAAGATTAATCATAATTTTGGAGAAATAACGAATCCCCAAACGACATTATATAAAGAAACCCTAGGGCTAGGATCTTTCGGGTTAAGCCGTACACATTGGGCAGTAAAAAATAAGGATTTAAATATTGTTCTGGAATCACTTGGTTTAAACAAACAAAATAGTCACCTCAAAGGTACAATCAAATTAAAAAAACAAACATACCCAGTAGTCGAGAATATTATAGATTATCTTAATTTCATAAAGAAAAACTTTCGTGATGGTCTCATTACCTTTTATCGTGGACACTCTAAAAGCTCATATGAGCTTGTCCCCTCTCTTTACAGAAAAAATCAAAACGGGACGTACAGGCATCTTGCTTCAGAATCTGATTTAGTACGTGAAATACTCAGCGCAAGACCAAATGAATTTAAGGAGGATAAATTTACGATTGATAAACTTGTCCGCATGCAGCATTATGGCTTGCCTACAAGACTCTTAGACATTACATCTAACCCACTGATAGCATTATATTTTGCTTGCTGTTCGAACCCCAATGAAAACGGACAGGTGATTTCGTTTTCAACAAATAGAAAGAAAATTAAATATTTCGACTCAGATACAGTGAGCTGTATAGCAAACTTATCACTTTTATCTTACGAAGAGTTGGAAAAATTGTCCTCCTCTGATTCCAGAAAAGGTAATATGGAGTTATCTGAACTCACTGATAAACTTGCAGACCTTATACAGAATGAAAAATCATATTTTAGAAACAGAATAATTCCTGATGACTTAAGGAAAGTTGTTTTCCTTAAGGCTAAAATAAATAATGAACGCATACAATCTCAGGCAGGAGCTTTTCTTCTGTTCGGACTTGATCCCATTTTACCGGAAACAGATGCTGAGTTTCCTCTTAACAGAGTGGAGATAGCGAACAAAAATAAAATTCTGGAAGAGCTGGCGCAGCTTAATATATCCGAAAGCACTGTATATCCCAGCATGGAGAAAACGGCAGCAGAAATTAAAAAAAAGTTTTTATCGGTATCATAAAGGGATAAACTAAAGGCAACGAAAACTAAGACTGCGCAGTCTTCAGATGGAAGTGCTCATTGGGAACGGTTTCAGGGGCAAAAACTGGAAGTTCCAGTGGGCCTTGAGCTGCTCCCTATAAATTAACATATCTCAATGTTATCAATGTCTGCTTTTGGCACAAAGCGGACAACCACGCTAGCTCTACCCTGTGCCACAAAATGTCAATTTACATCTGAACTAATGCACTTTAATCTCGTCACTTCAAAAAATACCGAACATCCCCCTGATAAAACGACAATATCCGCTGCATAACTTCGCTTTTACGACACTCAGTACAAATTATATTATGACGCCTGTCGTAACGACGTATTTCTCCATCAGGTAATGACCAGATAAGGTCCGGATCAACCGCAGATGGTTTCTTCAGCTTTGCCCTTGAGAGCTTTTTACGGGCATTTTGCCAGTCCTTACGCGCCTGTTCAGACGGGAATAACCCGTAACCAGAGTTGTATACATCGCCGCTGGCAACCAGCTCTCTTGCGAGAACGCTCATCAGATATCTTGTCGCACCTGTCTTGACTTCCAGTTGCCGTAACGTCTCACGCCCACTCTGGCGTACGAGTTCAACAACCTGCCCTTTAATTTTTTCTCGCTCTTCTTGTGTAAAAACTTTTGCCACAAGTCCTCCTGAAAATTACCTCATGACCAGAAATCAACACTTACCCCCTGAAGCCCGGTGGAATTTCGGTATCTGGTTCAGAAATGTGATTCACGCAACGCAGGTTATTCGTACCGCTTACCGGGAGCAACCAGGGGTTTTCAAAATTCCGGTCCGGTCCAAAAAACGTCGTCGCTCGCTGAACAAATTCCGTTCCCGCTTTCCCGGTAGCCGCCAGATATCTTGCGTAACGCCTCACGCCATCCAGCATGGCCTCTGGTGGCACCCCCTCGCGTAATCTGGCCTTCCAGGCACTGAAAGCGGATTTCTTCGGGTTTGCCCCAGCACGCAACGGGTACTCCCGCCAGACCTGTTCGAACACATCCGGATAATCCACTCGTCCCACAGACTGCCCGGTGTTTTCCGGAACTACCCGATCGGCTTCCCGCTGAATGGCGGAATCGGCTTCAGGCTGCTGCAGTTGGTGTGATTGCTCCGGCCTTGCGGTCATCACCTGCTGCACAGCGCCCGAATCGGCTTTCAGCGCATACGCTGAATCGGCTTCCGGTGTCGTGCCTGCTGGCTGACCAGGATTGACGGCCTGAACATCCCCTGCCTGGTTCGTGGCGTTTTTTACGCCATGGACCATAGTATTTTGATCTTCTTGATCTGTATCTTTATCTGTATCTTTATCTGTCGTGACTCGTCGTGACATGTGCGTGACATTTCGTGACGCGCCGTGACAATCGCCATTTTGTTCCCGCTTTCTTTCCCTCTCTCGCTGCGCCCTCTTGCGCTCTGCAGGAGATTTTGCGGTTTGCGATATATTGCCGTTGTCCTCTTTAAGCACTTGGCGTTTTTCCCATCCAGTGATTAAATCACCATCAAGTACCCGCCCCTGCATCGTCTGCAAAATTGAATCAATTACCTCTTCTGTTACGTCGAGCGCACTTGCCAAATCTTCTGTCGTGACATCAATGTGACCTCGCGTGACATTTCGTGACGCGCTCACCAGGAGGTGGATATACACTGCCATCACTGTTGCAATTGGCTGCCCTGACACCCTGGCAATTGTTCGCCACTTAGGGTCATTTGGCATGTCATGCCATAATCTGAGCCAGGCGTTAGCCATACTCACCTCTTCTGATACCGAATCTTTTTACTCACGAGTTGCCGGAAGCGATTCGATATGGCTATTGTCAGTCAATGTACTGCCACAGCATTTCCTGCCGGGCCACCACGGTTCATCTGATTGAAACCGGCGATTGCCACTGCGACAAAATCATCAGCGTCTCTCACCAATCGCTCCCGCGTCTCCACCAGCTCCCGAAAATAAGCTGAACTGTGGCTGCGCATTCTGGCCACCAGCAAAGGTGGCATTGCCTTTTCGATCGCTGGTAACAACGCCTGAATTTTTTCAACTGCATCAGGGGTGTCTTTCTCTACCCAGCGGAAAATTTTCTGGGTATTGCGAGCCAAGGCTTCCGGATGGCTGTCGTCATACAGTTCAGGAAACGTCATACCCAACTCAAAATAAGCCTGGGTTATTCCAGCTGCTGGAACTTTTTCGCCATCAGGACGCGCCCAGGCATTCATCGCCATGCGGATGTGTTCATGCTTGATTTTCATGAATCCTCCCCTTGGTTAGAAGGCGGATTATGATCAGAACCGGGAATGACAACCGTCGGTATGTGTAACTCATATTTGAGCGCCCCGGCAGTGACTGCCTGAATTAGCAACGCCCATTTCCACGGAACCTCTTCCCCCCACATGCTGACTGTGGTTTTTGACGTTCCTAGAGCTGCGGCTGTTTTAACAACTCCGCCAAAATAGCCTAATACTTCTGATTTTTTCATGAGTCGCTCCATAAAACTGAACGCCAAAAGTTTAATAATCAAAACCAAAGAAAGTCAAGAAACAAAACCATCTGTGTTTTAAAATCAAAACATGAGCAAGCAAACAATATCTGAACGCATAACCCAACGTATGCATGCGCTAAACCTGAAAGGCAAAGACCTTGTCAATGCCACTGGCGCATCAAAAGGCTCCGTAAGTCAATGGATGAACGGTGGAGGAGCGCCGTCCTCGCGTTACATAAGTTCACTGGCAAAGATATTGAAAGTAAACGAAAATTGGCTTCTTAATGGAGGAGAGTTAAATACAGGTGATTCGCTTGATCTATCTTTACCGCCGATAAAAACGGTTCCGCTACTATCACTTCAGCAGGCAGCAAGCTGGAGTGATTATATGAAAAATTCCTCAATAACCTCTTGTGTGCAGCTTGTCGGAGAAATCCCGGCCAATACCTTTGCAGTTGTTCTAGAGAGTGACAGTATGTCAACATCTGGTGGGGGAGTTTCCATCCCAAATGGTTCAACAGTTTTTGTTGATCCCGATCGAACCGTACAACCAGGAAATATTGTCCTTGCCTTACCCAAAGGGACCACAACACCTGTCATTCGTAAACTGGAGATAGAAGGGCCGGATATTCTTTTAGTCCCCACGAATCCTCGCTACCCTTCAATTATGCTGGATGATCTATCTTGCATATTGGGCGTATGCTTTAAAATTCAACAAGATATTTAACCAACCTCATCTATTTGATTAACTGTATGCCATCGTGGCGATGGCTTAACAGCTGCCTGCTTAAAATGTTTTGATAAAAAAACATTGACCTAAAAAGTTCATTTTTCTAAACTTCATTCATTCCCTCACCCCACCCCACCCCACAGAATGCAGGGCAATACTTCGAGTTACCAGGCAGTGGTCAGGGGTTAAGTAGCCAGCCCGAGGCGTAAGAACATGACGGCAGGGTTCAACTTTAATAACTATGCAGCAGGTTTTTGTTCCGCTACCCCGGCGTTAAGGGGAAATGAGGTCAACATGGATACTATCGATCTTGGCAACAACGAATCTCTGGTGTACGGCGTGTTTCCCAACCAGGACGGCACATTCACCGCGATGACGTATACCAAAAGCAAAACGTTTAAAACCGAAAATGGTGCCCGTCGCTGGCTGGAAAGAAACTCAGGTGAGTGATATGGATTTCGACACAATCATGGAAAAGACTTACGAAGAATACTTCGAAGGCCTTGCCGAAGGCGAAGAAGCTCTCAGCTTCAGTGAGTTTAAACAGGCGCTTTCCAGCTCGGCAAAATCTAACGGCTGATAAGCGAAGCAGCACCGCGAGGAATCAGTATGCAGAAACGAGAACCCGTCATCATCGCGCCAGACTATACCGATGATGAACTTTATGAGTGGATGCGCCAGAAAATTAATGCAGCGCAGGATCTGAAATGGGCCAATGAAGCCAGGGCTAAGCAGGCTGAAAATCTGTCCGCTCTGGAGCAGGATATCACCAATCTGGAAAAAGCAGCGGCATTAAGCATTGCCAGAATGATTACATACCCGCGTTAATAGCTAACCAACGAAGCTAAGGTTGGTAATTAAGGAGTTCTCCACGGGTGAGGTGGAGTGCGTGCGCCGGACACGGGTGAGCATCCGGCACTGACAGTTTACTGAAAGGATATTTCCATGAAAAGTCAGACCATAACGCGAAAGCGCACGGCGAGGTAGCTGGTTCATAGATAGCCTGTCGTTAAATTTTCGTCGACCGTGCGCTTCCGGTTGTGGCACTCCGCGAAATGGCGCGGCGGTAAGTATGGCGGGGTTATTCCTTCCCCGTTGAGGACACCGGGTTGTCAGGTTGACCATACGCTTAAGTGACAACTCCGCTGCAACGCCCTCTGTTATCAATTTTCTGGTGACGTTTGGCGGTATCAGTTTTACTCCGTGACTGCTCTGCCGCCCTTTTTAAAGTGAATTTTGTGATGCGGTGAATGCGGCTAAGCGCACGCGGAACAGTTAAAACCAAAAACAGTGTTATGGGTGGATTCTCTGTATCCGGCGTTAATTGTTAACTGGTTAACGTCACCTGGAGGCACCAAGCACCGCATCACAAAACTCATTGTTGAGGGCGCGAAAATGAAAACGTTATTACCAAACGTTAATACGTCTGAAGGTTGTTTTGAAATTGGTGTCACTATCAGTAATCCTGTATTTACTGAAGATGCCATTAACAAAAGAAAACACGAACGGGAGTTATTAAATAAAGTATGCATTGTTTCAATGCTGGCCCGTTTACGTCTGATGCCAAAAGGATGTGCACAATGAATCCAGTATTTGCACTTATTCTGACGGTTTTTCTTGTTTCCGGAGAGCCAGTTGATATTGCAGTCAGTGTTCACAGAACAATGCAGGAATGTATGGCAGCAGCAACCGAACAGAAAATTCCAGGCAACTGTTATCCGGTCGATAAAGTTATTCACCAGGATAATAACGAAATCCCGGCAGGATTTTAAAACAGCACCGTAATAAATATCCAGTTTCATTCTTATATGTCAGCAATGGCAGAGATTTGTTCACACTTAAATCTGTGATGAGGTTTACCAATAATGAGCACTGATAAAGAAGAATTTGCACTATATTGCGAAGCAAAAAATGACAAAGTAAGAAAACGCCTAGGAATTAAAGGTGGTTTTTACTGGACTACAGCAAAAAAATTATCTGTTGCAATCTCCCGCTGCATTACCGCAATGGATGACAACGATTATGATGAAGACGACTTTAAAAAACCCGTCCGCGTCAATTTGCCCGTTGTTGACGACCTTCCGCCAGAAGGCGTGTTTGATACTGAATTCTGCAACCGCTATGAAAAAGGCGGGAAAGATGGCATCACAATGACATTTATCGGCCCTTCCCCCTCTGTTCAGGACAAACCAGCCAGCACTGACAATACCAACATCAACGGCGAAGACATGACTGAGATTGAGGAGAGCATGCTTCTGCCTGTCTCCGGTCAGGAACTGCCCATTCGTTGGCTTGCTCAACACGGCAGCGAAAAACCAGTAACGCACGTTTCACGCGACGAACTCCAGGCATTACACATTGCACGGGCTGAAGAACTACCGGCTGTTACTGCCCTGGCTATTTCGCATAAAACCAGTCTGCTCGACTCGCTGGAGATTCGCGACCTCCACAAACTGGTTCGTGACACTGACAAAGTTTTCCCTAATCCTGGTAATTCAGACCTGGGACTAATAACTGCTTTTTTCGAAGCATAGCTGGACGCTGACTACACTGATCGGGGTCTGCTGACAAAAGAGTGGATGAAAGGAAATCGTGTTTCACGCATCACCCGCACGGCTTCCGGTGCTAATGCTGGCGGTGGGAACAAAACCGATCGCAATCCGAATTTAGTACACACCCTCGACACACTGGATGTGGAGATTGCAGCAGCCACACTTCCGATGGATTTTAATATTTATGAAATTCCGGGCAGCGTTTATCGTCGCGCAAAAGAAGTAGTCCTGAACAAAGAAAGTCCGTTCAAAGAATGGTCCGCAGCACTTCGTGCAACCCCGGGTATTCTGGACTATTCCCGCGCCGCTATTTTTGCACTTATCCGAAGCGCACACCCTGAATTTTATCACTACCCGGGACGCCTTCAGGGGTATATCAACGCCTATTTGACGGAAACTGATCACGAGAACCCCAGCAAGGAAACTCTCACAGCTGCCCGGCATACGCCGGAAAAAGATATCCTGGAAAAAATTAACCGCGAGGTGGTTACTGAGCGTGAAACAGAAGAAGAAAAACCACAACCATCTGACGCAATGGCAGGTGAACAGGCAACAACTGAAACAATGGAACCGGATACAACTGAACATGGCCAGAACGCGCAGTCGCTGGATGCTCAGTCGCAGGTGAGTTCCGCTAACCAAGTAAAAGTCACCGCTGACGAAGTAAACAAAATTATGCAGGCAGCCAATATCAGCCAGCCTGACGCCGATAAGTTACTTGCTGTATCGCGTGGTGAATTTGTTGAGGGGATTAGCGACCCTAATGATCCGAAATGGGTCAAGGGGATCCAGACTCGCGATTCTGTGAACCAGAACCAGCATGAATCGGAACGGAACGACCAAAAAGCGGAACAAAACAGCCCAAATGCGTTACAAAACGAGCCAGAAACGAAACAATCCGAACCAGTAGCGCAACAGGAACCGGAAAAAGTCTGCACCGCCTGCGGTCAGAGCGGTGGCGGCAACTGCCCTGATTGTGGCGCGGTGATGGGCGACGCAACATACCAGGAAACATTCGATGAAGAGAATCAGGTTGAAGTTCAGGAAAATGATCCGGAGGAAATGGAAGGCGCTGAACATCCACACAAGGAGAACCCTGGCGGCAATCAGCATCACGCCAGCGATAATAAAACTGGCGAGGCGACAGATCCCTTAATTAAGGTGAATGGTCATCATAAGCTCACATCCACCAGCAGAGCGGGGATTCATCTGATGATCGACCTTGAAACCATGGGAAAAAATCCCGATGCCCCGATTATCTCAATAGGCGCAATATTTTTCGATCCACAAACCGGAGATATGGGACCGGAATTTAGCAAGACCATCGATCTGGATACTGCTGGCGGAGTCATTGATCGTGACGTCATTAAATGGTGGCTGAAGCAATCACGTGAAGCGCAGTCTGCCATTATGACCGATGAAATCCCGTTAGATGATGCACTACTGCAATTGCGGGAATTTATCGACGAAAACTCCGGTGAATTTTTTGTTCAGGTCTGGGGTAATGGGGCCAACTTCGACAACGTGATTTTACGCCGTTCATACGAACGACAGGGTATCCCCTGCCCATGGCGCTACTGCAACGATCGCGATGTACGCACAATCGTTGAGCTGGGGAAAGCCATAGACTTCGATGCCAGAACTGCTATCCCATTCGAAGGTGAGCGCCATAATGCACTTGATGACGCTCGTTACCAGGCAAAATACGTTTCAGCTATCTGGCAAAAACTGATCCCGAGTCAGGCTGATTTTTAATGTTCAACCCTAATTGCCGCTAACCGTATATAGTTAGCGGCGGTTATGAGATATAGCTATGAGCAGCTTATTTTTAACCGAAGATGAATTGCTAATATTAACGGGCTGCAAATATGCAAGCCACCAGCGAAAATGGTTAATGGAAAACGGGCTTCCGTTCTATACCAATCGTAGTGGCAAACCGATTGTCAGCCGGGATCTATTTACCTGCAATAAAACTTTACCACCACGCGAGGTAGAGCCGAATTTTGGTGCGATCTGATGGGAAGACGAAGGAAAAATCCTGAACACGAAAAATTACCTCCAAATGTATACCCAAATAAATATAGTTATGTATGGAAACCAACATCCAGAGAATCTGTCACACTAACCGCCATCAAGGATGGTTTAGCTGCTTTATGGAAAAAGTATGAGGAAACTGTAAATAATCGCGATCGTGCAATGACATTCGGTCGCTTGTGGGAAAAATTCCTCGCCAGCGCCTATTACAGTGACCTTAGTCCAAGAACACAAAAAGATTATCTGCAACATCAAAAAAAGTTGCTTGCCGTATTCGGTAAGGTACCAGCGGATTCCATAAAACCAGAACACATCCGTCGATACATGGACAAAAGAGGGGAGCAGAGTAAAACGCAAGCCAACCATGAAAAAAGCAGTATGTCCCGTGTTTACAGTTGGGGGTATGAGCGAGGGTACGTCAAGGCTAACCCATGTGCAGGTGTAAGTAAATTCAAGGCCAAAAACCGCGAACGATATGTAACCGACAAAGAATACCAGGCAGTATTAAGCGTTGCACCTCTTCCTGTTTTTATCGCAATGGAAATTGCCTATCTGTGTGCAGCGAGGGTTTCCGATGTGTTATCGCTGAAATGGGAACAGATTGGAAACGACGGGATATTCATCCAGCAAGGGAAAACCGGAAAAAAACAGATAAAAGCATGGAGTCCACGATTACAGGCAGCGATCGAAAAAGCAAAACAGTTACCAAAATCTGCCTATGTGATCAGCAATCAATACGGCAACCGATATATGTACAAAGGCTTTAACGAAATGTGGGTAGAAGCAAGAAATCGTGCTGGAAAAATTTCAGGTATTTTAACCGACTTCACCTTTCATGATCTGAAGGCGAAAGGAATTTCAGACTATGAAGGAAGCAGCCGGGATAAGCAACTTTTCTCTGGTCACAAAACCGAAGGGCAAGTGCTAATCTATGACAGGAAGGTTAAAGTTTCACCAACACTTGATGTCCCGTTACCTGAAAATATTCCAAGAAAATATTCCAAGTAATTCCAAGTGTGATTTTTGTCACTGACTTAATGATGTGTAAGTGATTGAATTTTGGCGGAGAGAGGGGGATTTGAACCCCCGGTGGAGTTGCCCCCACTCCGGTTTTCGAGACCGGTCCGTTCAGCCGCTCCGGCATCTCTCCGTTCAGATGGTTGCCATGATGCCAGGAAATTTGGCATTTTAACAGTCCCTGTCCGTGCAATTTTGTTCAAGTGACGAGTTTGCGAGCAAAACGATGATTAAGTGGCCCTGGAAAGTACAAGAATCAGCACATCAAACTGCCCTTCCCTGGCAGGAAGCACTATCGATCCCCCTTTTAACGTGTCTGACAGAACAGGAACAAAGCAAATTAGTCGCTCTTGCCGAACGTTTTTTACAACAAAAACGGCTTGTTCCTTTACAGGGCTTTGAGCTGAATTCATTAAGAAGCTGCCGGATAGCACTTCTATTTTGCCTGCCCGTTCTGGAGTTAGGACTGGAATGGCTGGATGGTTTTCATGAAGTCTTAATTTATCCTGCGCCATTTGTGGTCGATGATGAATGGGAAGACGATGTCGGTCTGGTGCATAACCAACGTATTGTTCAGTCAGGTCAGAGCTGGCAGCAAGGGCCTATCGTTTTGAACTGGTTGGATATACAAGATTCTTTTGATGCTTCTGGTTTTAACCTGATTATTCATGAAGTCGCTCATAAGCTGGACACCCGTAACGGCGATCGCGCCAGCGGAGTTCCCTTTATTCCGTTGCGTGAGGTTGCTGGCTGGGAACACGATCTTCATGCTGCAATGAACAACATTCAGGAAGAAATCGAATTGGTTGGCGAGAATGCGGCGAGCATTGATGCTTATGCTGCCAGTGATCCTGCTGAATGTTTTGCCGTACTTTCTGAATATTTCTTTAGCGCCCCAGAACTTTTTGCTCCTCGTTTCCCTTCATTGTGGCAACGTTTCTGCCAATTTTATCAACAAGATCCTTTGCAGAGACTGCATCGCACTAATAATACAGACTCGTTTTCGGCGACGAATGTTCATTAATTAACAACTTTGCAGATTAATTAACCAATTGAAATGGCTTATGAAATTTAGTGTTGACAGACAAGGTACCGCTAAGTAATATGCGCCCCGTTCACACGATTCCTCTGTAGTTCAGTCGGTAGAACGGCGGACTGTTAATCCGTATGTCACTGGTTCGAGTCCAGTCAGAGGAGCCAATTTAAAGAAAGCAGACGTTCACTGACGTCTGTTTTCTGCATTTATATCAACTGGTTATCCCCTTCTTCAGGTTCACCCTCGTTCGTTAAAAACCGCTCGAATCCACACTACTTTGCTGGTAAAAATGCTGGTAAAGCTGGTTCGATTTGCGTTTTACCAGCACGCGGAGGGAACCGTCATGTCACTTACTGATACTAAAGTAAAAAATGCCAGACCAGCGGAAAAAGCCGTCAAGCTCACTGATGGATTTGGTCTCTACCTTCTTTTGCATCCCAATGGTTCAAAATACTGGCAGTTAGGCTATCGCTTCGATGGTAAACAGAAAGTGTTTTCCATTGGTGTTTACCCTGCGGTTTCTCTTGCTGATGCCAGACAACGACGTGATGAAGCAAAAAAGCTGCTTGCTCAGGGAATCGATCCTAACGCTAAAAAACAGGCTGATGAAAAAACTCTGCAGGAAAAGCGGGATAAAACCCGTTCGTTCCGTGTCGTCGCCAGAAGCTGGTTTGCCACCAAAACAAAATGGTCTGAAGATTACGCCGATACGGTATGGAAGCGCCTTGAGACCTATGTATTCCCGGATATTGGTGACAGCAACGTTTCAGATCTGGATACGGGTGATCTGCTTGTTCCGGTAAAAAAAGCAGAAACGCTTGGCTATCTTGAAATTGCCATGCGGATCAAGCAATACATCACTGCCATCCTGCGTCACGCCGTCCAGCAAAAACTTATGCGCCATAATCCTGCTTACGATATGGAAGGTGCTGTGCAGAAACCAGAGACTGAGCACCGTCCCGCACTGGAGCTGGAAGAGATCCCCCTGCTACTTGAACGTATTGATGCCTACAAAGGCCGTGGACTTACCACACTGGCGATTAAACTCAATCTGTTGATTTTCATTCGTTCCAGTGAACTCCGCTATGCACGATGGTCAGAAATCGACTTCAACAGTAAGTTATGGGTGATACCAGAAAAGCGTGAAGTGATTGAGCGCGTCAAATATTCCACGCGTGGCGCAAAAATGAAACGCCAGCACTTTGTTCCCCTTTGCAGGCAGGCTCTTAAGATACTGAAAGAGATCCGTCAGCTTACCTATGAAGAAGGTAATGACGCCGGATTAATTTTTACTGGATGTTATGACTCATTCAAACCCATGAGTGAAAACACCATCAACAAGGCGCTGCGTAAGATGGGCTATGACACCACGCAGGACATCTGCGGTCATGGTTTCCGAACACTGGCATGTAGTGCTCTGATTGAATCAGGGCTATGGTCTAAAGATGCGGTAGAACTTCAGATGAGCCACAAGGAAAGCAACAGTGTGCGTGCTGCCTATACCCATAAGGCCAAACATCTTGAACAGAGAAGATTGATGTTACAGTGGTGGGCAGATTATCTTGATGCAAATCGGGATGGGATGGTCAGGCCGTTTGAGTTTGCTCAATAAAAGTAAACATGGTGGTCAAAGGTTGCTTCAACTTCAATGCGGCTAAAGATATTAGCCGCATTAATACTAAATCGCTAACAGTTCTGTTTTCCAGTATTCACTACCACTTTTATCACAGACATGTGAATATAATATCCTATCCATAATCCTAACAATTTCTTTAACATTATTTAGCTTATCAATAACAGTATCTTTTGAAAGATTAATTGAAGAATATGAATGGGCTAACTCCGTGCGGCTATCAGAGAAAGACTGGAGCATGAACTCATAATCTTTTTTACCTTTCGCAGTCATTGCTTTTAATATATCTTTGATACCAAATCTATTAAAAAGAAGTTTGATATTTTTTTTGGAAGGATATTTTTTATCCATTATCAGCTGTTTTGGGACAATAACAGGCTTTACAGGAGAATTAGGTGACGATAACGCCTGAAGTTTATCCTTACACTTATTTAAGTCACTCATCATTATTGACTCAGAACCATGAGAAACGTAATTTATAAAATTTTTCTCTTGGTTTTTGAATAAAGAAAACAAGATAATTTCATCAGGTAGATGCGAAAGGCATCCGTTATTTTGGTTCAGCATGTCAATCCAATCTTCCAAAACATCTTTAATATAATCTTCGAATGCAGCAGAAACTCGAAATATCGCGTTATTATAAACACTATGTATAATATCTGTTCTTAATTCTTTTATTTTTGAAACATAACGAACCTGTTCAAGCAAATTGGAATGAATCTGCTCGAATTGTTTTCTAGATGCGCTTTTAATATATGCCATCAGTTGAAATACCGTTCAATGAAATTTTTCATTGTGCTAATACGATAATGAACCGATTGCGTCGCCGAAGTGCCAGAAGTAATCGACTCATTAAAACGCTCCTCTGATGTTATTCTTTGAAACTCTATTAAGAAATCCTTAAGTTTTGTTGCATCAAGTTCGTTTATCATATCCTGATTAAATTTTGATACCATAAACCCGACAATTAGAGCATCAAATAAAGCAGAATTGAAATTTCTTACTTGAGGCTCTAAGTTTTCATTTAGAATTCTAAATGCTTTTTTACCAAACAATTTATTAATACAGTTTAATGCACCAAGAAATCTACTACGCCACTCCAAGGCAACATCAGGTTCAATATTTTGTTTTTCAGAACTAAAATCATTAAGGAATTTCTTTAATGGTTTTTTATATGGTGTCACAGAATATGAAAGTGCGAATGCTCTCAATATGAGTTCATTATTCTTCATTCGTGTGTCATTTTTAATTCCTGTTAAGTCTCTCCATACTTTCTCCTCACTTATTTCGTCAATCATAGTAAATAATGGACCATGATAAACTCCATGACGTACCTCCTGAGGATTTAATTGTACTGCACCTGTATTTATTCTTTCAAAAACATCAATTTTAATTTGAGGGTGAGTTTCTTTTAATATGGTTATGCATCTCAATGTGCGATTTAAAATATGCCTACGGAATCTCGCGTCCAGTGATGAAAACGAATTCCCCTCCAATTCTGGATATGCTGTCAATCCCTGTAATTCAAAACCATCCTCAATAAATAGTTTAATTGAAGTCAACCGTTGATTACCATCAATAACAGATAAACTCTCATCTTTCTCTTGGTTTAAATAAATAACAGGGATAGGACACTGGATTATTAAAGACTCAATTAATCTTGATGCCTGCCCTCTACTCCAAACATATTTCCTTTGAAAATCAGGAATAAACACAGTACCATTTTTCAAATAGTCGACGAGTGTTGATATTGAAAAATCGTAAGTCTCGGTATGCAATCGACGCTGCTCAGGGGGAATATCAACGATAGAAATATCATCATCATCAAATATTGGGAAAAGTTTATCCGCAAGTTTTTTGGCATCATTAACAGACATAATAGAACCTCATAAAAATAATTTTAATATATATTACATTAATGATCATTAATAATAAACACCATCAGTAAAAGATAAAAATTACCCGCAAACTATAAATGCGCTTATCATTGCATATGTTATATATATCACAATAACAATAAGTATTTCAATACCTTAGATTACCTTCTACATGCGAAATTCTGATGTTGATAAAAAGTAATGTTAAAGAATACCAAGGAATGTGCCAACTCTGTATCAAGTGTGACGAATGCCATTGAAAGGGCCAAGGAACTATCAGGACTCGTCGTATCACGATTAAAATCCGAAGGCATGTATGCGGTTGGTAATGTGGATGGTTTATACCTTCGCATCCGAAATCAGTCCCGTGCATGGGTTCTTTGCGTGGCTATGGGAACCCGAATCAACAATCTCGGTAGAACAGTTCCAAGACGTTTGAATATGGGGCTTGGCCCTTACCCGGAAGTCTCCTTAGCCGAAGCGCGTGACAAAGCGCGTGAGCTACGTAAACAAATCCGTAATGGTATTAATCCCCTTCAAGAAAAACACGAACAAAAAGCCCGGCAGGAAATACTGGCCCGGAAGAAAAAGACCTTTGCCGAATGTTGTGAAGAAGTGCTGGAGGTCAAAGACAGTGAGATGAAGAACAAAAAACATCTCGCGCAATGGCGTTCCACACTGGAAACCTATGCCTACCCTTTCATTGGCAAAAAGGCCGTTAGTGAAATCACCAAAGTCGATCTTCTGGCAATACTGGAACCTATCTGGTTAACCAAGAATGAAACTGCCAGTCGTCTACGTGGACGTATTGAAACAGTGATCGATTACGCCAAGGCCAAAGAATACTTTGAAGGTGATAATCCTGCCGCATGGAAAGGTATGCTGAAACCTCTGTTGCCTCAGCCAAGTAAAGTTCAGATCACCAAACACCATGCGGCCCTTCCCTATAACCAGATCGGCTCTTTTATGAAAGAACTACGTGAACGAAGCGGCGTTTCTCCTCGTGCGCTTGAGTTTGCCATACTGACCGCAGCACGCTCAGGTGAAATTCGTGGTGCCGAGTGGTCAGAGATCGATCTTGAAGGTAAAACGTGGACCATACCTGCAAGCCGAATGAAAGCAGCGAAGGAGCATCGAGTTCCTCTGTCTGATGCTGCTGTTGCCTTGTTAAAAGCTTTACCACGCTTTAAGGGTATCAGTTTTGTATTCCCTGCCACTCGGAAGGGACAACTCTCGGATACGGCTTTACTGGCAGTCCTAAAGCGAATGGGATATACCGATTTAACACAGCATGGGTTTAGATCGACATTCCGTGATTGGGCTGGTGAAACGACCAACTATCCGCGTGAGGTAATTGAACATGCGTTAGCTCACCAGTTGGCAGATAAGGCAGAGGCTGCGTATCAACGTGGGACGTTATGGCCTAAGCGGGTGGCGTTGATGGATGAGTGGTCGGGGTTTTGTCTTGCCAATGTTTAGCGGTCTGATTGAAAACATGATCAACAAGGCGCTGCGTAAGATGGGCTATGACACCACGCAGGATATTTGCGGTCATGGTTTCCGCACACTGGCATGTAGTGCTCTGATTGAATCAGGGCTATGGTCTGAAGATGCGGTGGAACTCCAGATGAACCACAAGGAAAGCAACAGTGTTCGTGCTGCCTATACACATAAGGCCAAACATCTTGAGCAGCGAAGGTTGATGCTACAATGGTAGGCAGATTTTCTTGATGCTAACTGGGATGGGATGGTCAGGCCGTTTGAGTTTGCTCAGAAACAATAATCGCCTTCCAGCAAGCAGACAATCGCAGTAAATAAAAAACGCAGGGAGGTTTTACTCTCCCTGTTACTTATCACTTACGCCCTTTGTTTGATTGTGCCAAAACAGAGGCTGCAAGTTGCTTCGTTAACTGTCACGAACGGTGCAATAGTGATCCACACCCAACGCCTGAAATCAGATCCAGGGGGTAATCTGCTCTCCTGATTCAGGAGAG